TCTCAATTCTTGCATCTTCTACAACGTTGACAAAATCTTTAGGAGCATCTTCTAGTAGTTCTAATGGAGTATAAAGTGCATGACCAACCTCGTGTCCTACAAGCATGTCATATACATTACCTGTTACATCTTTCCAGATAGGTAAAGCAAGGACTCTTTTCTGAACATCAAAGTATGCTGTTGAGATCTTACGATGCTCCACATGTAAGTTCTCTGTTGCTAGTAGTTTAGCAAGTTGACCTTTGACTTCTGTGTTTACTGCCATTCATTTCCCTGTGTATGTACATATTATAGCATACCTAGTATGCAATGGTCTACCCTAGGGACAGTTTATAAAGCGTCCACCATCTTAGAAAAGTCATTCAACTTCTCAAATTTTAAAGTTCTCATGAACTTATCTTGTAGGATCTCACCTTTATGAGAGATCACAAACACGTTAGTGGTAGAACCTAAATCTCTTAGGATCTTCAGTAGTTCCTGAGTAGAGGAATCATCTAATGAACTATCAAAAACTTCATCAAGAATTAAAAGATTAGTTGCTGCTGAGTTCTTCATACGTGCTACCTCTCTCCATGTAAAGAGAAGTGCTAGGTCAATCTTTTGTTTCTCTCCTTCAGAGAAAGATGAATAACAAAAGTCATCTCTAAAACGACTCTTGATCTCTTCATTAAACTCCTCATCAAGAGTAAAGTTAACAAAGAAATCCATGCTGTGAAGATATTTATTAATGAGTTGATTGAATATAGGTATGTATTTCTTGATTATACGACGCTTGATTCCACTGTCCTGTAACAAACTTTTTACTGTATGGTATTCATCTATCTTCTGTGCTACTTTACCACAGTCAATTTTAGTGTCTTCAAAATCCTCTACTAATGTTTTTAGAACATGTTCTTCTTTCTCTATCTTAGGTGCTGCAACTAAATTACTCAGTTCTTTTTCTATTGATAGGTTCTCAGATTCTAATCTTACAATGTCTCTATCAAAAGTTGAGATCTCACTACGTAATTCATGAGCTTTCATTGATAACTCATTGGCTTGATCTAAGATAGAAACTACGTCTTCAATAGCTTTTTCTTCTTTCTTTAAAGCTTTAGCAAAGTCAACTCCGCTATTAGTCAGTGATTCTATCTTCTCTCCTTTAAATTCTTCACTTATTGTTTGTGTACATGTAGGGCATGTGTCATGTGTTTTAAGAAATTTCATTTCCTTAGACACCCTTTTCATCTCAGATTTAAGATCTGCTGTCTTAGATTTGAGATCAGATAGTATATATTGATGCGTATCTGTTTCGATCAATTGTTTTTCTAGTGTAGAAAGTTCACTATTTCTTTGAGATTGATCTGATGATATGGTTTCTATTAAGGCTTTGTTCTGTATTACTTTCTCTTCCTTCTCTTGTCTTCTAACACTGTTTACTTCTCTTAAGGATTTTATAAGTTTTTCCTGTGATTTTAACCTCTCTTCTGCTATAGATAGAAGGTTGCTACAATCTTTACTTTGTTGATATGCTATCTTATATCGATCTTTTAAGATCGTATTCATCTGTGAGAAGATCTTGATGTCGAGTAGATCTTCGATAACTTCTCTCCTGACAGGAGCATTGAGTTGCATGAAGGGGACAAATGTGGATGAACCCAAGATGACGACTTGTGTGAAGGACTTGAAGTTGAGTTTGAGAATTGATTGTTCGAGATATTTCTGGGTATCCTTAGTCGCAGCGTCCTGATCAACCAACTTATTGTTTTTGTAAAGCTCGAAAAGATTTGGTTTGATTGCTCTGAATACACGATACTCATCCCTCCCTATACTAAATGTTACCTGTACCTTAGTTCCTTTTTCATTAATGCTATTTACCAGTTGACTCTTACTTATCTTTCTAAAAGGTTTATTAAATAAAGCAAAGCACAAGGCATCTAGCATGGTAGATTTACCTGCTCCATTGGATCCGACAATAAGTGTCGCTCCTGCATCATCAAGTTGGATGTCAGTCCATTGATCACCTGTAGAAAGAAAGTTCTTCCAAGCAATCGTTTCAAATGTAATCAATTTTTTATAGTTTTAGGGGGAGGTATAACGAGGTCATTTGGGGGAATTATCATATAATGATAACCATTACCACCACAATTAACTTCTATAAGTTCATCTTCTACTTCTAATACAAGTAGTTCATGATCTGAACCATTAGCAATAAGAAGGTCTAAATATCTTCTACAATCATCTTCCTCTTCAAAACACTGCACAGTTTTTACAGCATTTTTATCTAAGACAGAATAAATCCCGCCAGATTTTTTATCAGTTAATACAAACATTAGATTGCTGATGCCTCCATGTACAGAGATCTCATAACACTTTTCACATTATCTTTACTTACTTGTAGATCTATATCATCTATGTAGGTATCGAGTAATGTTAAAGTATCTTCAGTTTCTAATAACGAATCACTTTCACCAAGTACACTAAGATCTTCTACAATCTTAAGGTCTGCAATGTTCATGTCTTGTAGACGTTTAACTGCATAGTCAAACTTGGCATAGTCTCCTTTTTCTTCTACGATGAGTTTGACGAATGTTCCTTCGACATCTTTCTCGCTTGGGAGACTAACTCCGTTATTATAATACAATTTATGAAAAACGTCAAAGGGATTCCTATAATGAGTAGTTTTAAGAGTAAGTGTATCAAAAACATGGAAGCCTCTTTTGCATCCGAAGTCATTCCAGTAAAGTTGGTAGGGATTTCCAAGATAATAAATGTTGTCTTTATGTGATTTAGAATGATAGTGTCCTGTAAACACTTTCTTAAATTTTTTGAAGACCGAATGATCCATGCCACGTTCCATCATGTGACCAGGATGTGCTTCAAAACCATTGAGTTCTAAGTGTCCCATACACACTTTGCTTTTGCTTTCCTTGATTGCTCTGAATGATTGTTCAAGGTTGTCATCACATATCCAAGGAAGACATAGAATATCAAGACCATCATATGTTATGTTGGTTGGTTCTGTGATTACATGAATGTTATGGTACTCACCTAGAAGTTCATCTGGTGCGTTGACTCGTAATGTATTCTTATAGTATATGTCATGGTTACCTACAAGCATATCCATTTTGACACCCATTTCTCTTAGAGGGTCAAACCACATCTCTTTAGATTCATCTAATGAATTAAAATTTATAGATTTACGTTTATCAAACGTATCACCTAAACAAAAGACATGTTCTATTTTATGTGCTTTTATAAAAGGTATGACAACTTTACTATAAAACTTTTTATAGTGATTAATAAAATGCTTGTTATCATTACGAACACCAAAGTGTTGATCAGTTATCAGCAATAATTTCATCGCTTTTGATTCATCTCCACTCTGTTCTTAATTTGATTATAGTCGGTACTTGCGTCTCCGTCAACACTAAAGACATGATCGTATCCTGACTTCTCCAAAATTTTATCTTTAATATCCATCTGTCTTTTCTCCTTTGCTATACGTCTTAGAAATGCATAATACACTATCTGAGTAAAATATGCAAATGGATTTCTTGATTTAGTAGGATCAAAGTTATCAATATACTGTATGCAATTTTCTATACCATCACAGACCATATCATCTTTATACATGTAATTGATAAAGTTAGGTCTATATGACAAGTGAGTTGCAATCTTTAGAAAACACCCACCGATATAATTATTGACGCGAGGTTTTGGAAGACCCTTCACTTCGGCAATCTCAACTTTTTCTTTGTACTTTATTATTGCCTCAAGAAATTTTTTGTTATCAACGTAGTGTTGTTTCTTCTTGGTGCTCGCTCGTGCAGCCATATTTCTCCTTCTGGATTGTTCTAATTATAGCAGAGCTTGACAAAGATGTCAATTTGCTGTACACTAACCGTGTAGGGGTTTCTGAATATATTACTTACCTTTATTCAACCTATACATTTTTTCAAATAATGTTCTAGCAGAGTCAATAGATCCCAAATAACCCAGATGTTTGTTGGGTTCAGATTCCATCTGTTCTCTTCTTTCACCTACCGTCTCGCCTTTTAGGTACGACTCGTACATAAATCTGCATTCTTTAGACATAGAAGATATAGTTACGATATCCTTTTCTCTAATTACATAAAAATCTTCATTAGATAATTGCATCCATTTAGAAAAACCAATACCTCGTGCCAATCTATTGCCCTCAACATCACGTTCTACCATCTGAACTGCCACTGGGTTTTGTATGAAACATAAAGTTTCATTACCCTCGTTTGTTAACACAGCTTTACCTAATACTTCCTCTCCATTTATGAGTTTAAGTACTCCGTAAAATTCTTCCTCGTGTTTGGCGTAACTAATCATCTTTGAGTTTAACATCTATGATCTCATAATCAAATTTTTCTTCATTATAAATTTTGACTCTTTCTAACAAATGATTCAATGTGTAATTGTTTCCTTTGTCAGTGGATATGTCATCAGCAATATCATAAAGAGTTGCTTTTGATTTATTGTCTCCCTTCCTAAGTACTCGTCCAATGCTTTGTAAATTACGAATGCGAGATTTAGAAGGAGAAGCAAAGATAACATTATGCAGATTACGAATGTTTATACCTGTACTGAATGTACCGTAGGAGGCAACAATAATAGAATTGTCTGATTTTTCAGTTAACTCTCGAATTTCTTCTCGGTCTTCTGTATCAACTCCACCGTGTACAACATACACAGGTCTTTCTGTATCACTATTTATCATATTGAATAGAGGAATACCATGTCTTTCAACGTAGTTAAATAGAATTAGTGTATTACCTTTAAGATCTTTTGCTAAATTTTTAATGAATTTATTTCTAGGTTCATGCTCAACGAGATAGTCCATCTCATCTTGATACCCTTCAAATATTTTATCTTTATGTTTTATTAGTATAATTTTTACTTTTAATTTGGAGAGATAACCTTGTTTCATCAATTCATTGGTCTTAGTTACCTTAGAACATTTACCAAAAACTCCCTCCAATACTAATTGATTAACGTTTGCACCATCTAAAGTACCAGTAAATCCTATACGATACTTACAATCATGAAGTTTACCCATGAGTGATGTCAAAGATTTTGCTTTAAATAGATGTGCTTCATCACCTATTACACAATCAAATTTATCAAACCATTTCTTAGGTTCTTTATAGATTGATTGCCATGTGGAAATCACTACATCATGTTCCGTATATTTCTCTGCTCCTGCATAAAGTTTATGACAATGATGACCTACATTCCAACCATATTCTTTAAAGTCTTTATACATTTGTTCCACAAGAGATGTTGTGGGTACAACTATTAATATATTTCTGTCCGCATTAACATGGTATCTCACCAATGAATAGATCATCAAGGATTTCCCGCTTGCAGTTGGCGACAATAGGAGTCGTCTGTTGTATTTCAGGCATTCGTATATTGCTTGGTATTGGTAATCCCTTACCCTATGATTCAAGTGTAGACTCTGTACAAATGAAGCAACTCCCTCAGGAGTAATTAAATCATTTGTTTCTTGGGGATGTCCATAGTAACTATCCTCGTCTAAAACGTAGTCATATCCTTTCTTCTCTGCCCAGTCAGTAAGATAATCTACAAGACCACAATATATCTCTCCATTAGCAGGTGAATATAATCTTATCTTTCCATCCCATCCTTTATATCTTCTTGTCTTCTGCATGTACTTCGCAGACTCTACCTCGAAGGTAAAAAAATCTGCCAATTCATAATTTATATGAGGTTGTGCCTCAATCTTTAAATAGACTTCATTCTTCTTACTTATAAGGAGGTCCATAAAACCATGCTACAATTGATTTCCTGACTCCAGACTTTACAGGTCTAACTCTGTGCCAAACATCTGATTGAAAGAAGATTGCTGAACCTCTCTTCAACTTAAATGTTTCGTATCTACAATCAGTCTCTGGTTTATATAGCTCCAAATCAAACTCCCCTCCTTTGTACTCGTCTGGTTCATTCATGAAAAGAGTCATACTTATCTTTCTTACTACACCTTCTCTGGATCCACTATCTGCTACCCAATATACAGGTTTGGGATGTTGATCTACGTGCCAATCATACTTACCACCTTGGGAATATATACCATACTGTATTGGTTCAACACCTGTTATATTTAAGTTCCATAAGTTCTGTTCGTTCATTGTCTTTGCTATATCAATAAACATTTGACAGAATCTAGCGTCTCTAACCCATGCTTGTTGAGATATTCTATCTATTGAACTCCTTGCTAGGTTTGAATTATGTGTAAGACTATCTTTAAATACTAAATTCTCATTATCAAGTGTGCGTTGAATCCTAGTCATTGCACTGTCATTTAATTCAATGACTCTATAAGAACAACCGTACTTCATACACCGTTCTGGAATTTAGTCCAGTCTATAGCATTTTTAATTTGAAAATTTCTATTGTTTATCTGTCTCAATACACCGTCTAGGTAATTAAGACATTGATCTACATACTCAATTTTATATTGTAATTTTCTTACGTCCTCATCTCCTTCAATAAACATGTTGACTTCCTCTTTAGTAGTCAACTTGTAATCGAATGGCATTTCTTTATACACACTTGATGGTGCTTTTCCTTTATAGTATATCCATTTCTCTCTGATAAGTCTCTTCATGTCAATCTCACGTTCTTTCTTCATCAGTCCAAACGTGGTGTATAGTTCCATATATCGCATATGAAGTTGTGGAATTTTTGTGGATTCTTCGCAGTAAAGATCGTTATCAATTACTGAATCCTTTTTCCACATCTCCTGTATCTGTTCTAGATTCATTATCAATCCAAGGGTCTGGTATTACACTCCTTGATCCTTCGTTTCCTTGAAGAAATCTTGGAGACTGCTCTGGCAGTTCACTGTTTTCTCTTTCTTGGGTCTGATCCCTTTCATCTTTTCGTAGTCGTTGTGCATCGCTCCTAGTAACCATGCCTGTGCTAGTTGCTTCGGACCTTCGTTCAACAATTGGATTTGAAATTTCGAGAGACCAGCCTTCATCTCCAAATACTCCTTTCTCCACGATGTTTGGTCTTTTGATTGGTTCATTCCTGTCCCACTCTTTTACTAATTGTTCAGCTTGTGCGTCAACTGATCGCATTGTGTTTTCTATTTTAGCATAGATCCACTTTTTTTTCAACCACTCTATCAAACCAAGTGCTAAATGCCTGACGAAAGGGTTCTTGAATTTCTTCTTTACCCATCGTTCTGCCTTGCTATACCAAGGGTCTACACCTTTACCAAAGGTTTTTTCAAAGGAGAATAGCACCTATTATAAACCCCTTAGCGAAAGCAAGACAATGTATTTGATAGTCTGACAACTTATATTTATCTTGAAATTTCTTTATTAGTTTTTTATCCCACTCGACAAACTTGTCGAACCATTTTTGTGTTTTGTCTGATAGTGCCATGTTTACCTACGTGTTGATTCGTTTACGTTTCTTACCTCATACAAGGTATATCTAAATGTTGCTGATGCTGTAAAGTATGTAGTATCACTTCCTGTCACATCAAATGGTAATGATGATAAGTTTACAGGAAAGATTGATTTAAAAACTACATCAAAGTTTGCAAGGTTATTGTTATTTAATACTTGCAATGTAGCATCAGAAAATCGTGGATCTTGGTTAGTTCCTCTGGTAATGTTTTCTTGATTCCAATTATATCTATCTTCATATTCACCTGGTGTAGACAATGCTCTCATCCAGTTGTGTATCTCCA